CAATTGACGCTATTTTTCCTCCTACTTTAACCATAACCAGTGGAAAGCCTGGTAAGTCCAGAATGTTATTCCGTGTGCCAAACGGAAAAATAGATTCACTGCCAGATAAAGCAACCCTGAAATTAGATAAAGCACCCTGGGAAATACTCTGGCGCAGCAGGCAAGGCGCATTAATGGGCGCACACCCTGATACAAACGGTTATTGCACCGGTAAACACGGCGGTTTTGAACACGTTAAGAACCTACCGGAAATGCCGGACTGGTTATATAAAGAAATTAGTAATGCATACCCTTCAAGTAAGTATAGAAGAAAAACAGCAGGACCAGGTTCATTATTGACACAAAATATTACTTTAAGTTATGAAGAAGACAGTCAATATCATTTAGAATCTATTCTTGAAGATGTAATCGAATACCTTCAAGCTTTGTCTCCAGAAAGAGCAGATGATTATGAAGAATGGATAGCTGTTGGTATGTCTTTACATCAAATTGATGATACTCTTCTTGGTGATTGGATTGAATGGTCTATGCAATCTGAATCTTTTCAAGAAGGTTGTTGTGAAGAGAAGTGGGAGTCATTTGAACGTCTACCAGGTGGGCCAAACCCTGAAGGAGCAAGGGGTTTGAAAACATTACGAGCAAAAGCAAAAGAAGATGGGTTCATTGATATGCATGGATTTACTGTCCCAAATATTGAGGAAGTTGCTAAAAGAGTAGCTGCCGAACATAACGAAGCATTTGCTGATTATTTAGAATCTGGCGGTGATCCAGAATATTTTGAAGATGCAAGTGAAGATTATATATCTGAAGTAAATAATTTTCTAAATGCAGCTGGATCCAAAAATAAAGATAGTAAAAAATCTGCTCGCAACCCTCCACCATCTGAGATTGCGGATTTTGTTATGCCGCTTTGCAGGAAGAACGGTTGGCTATATGATCCGAGGTTCGATGTTTTCATGCACTATGACGAAAAACGTGGGATCTGGTCTCGACAAGGGTACAGTAAAGACTTCAAACACGAAATTCAGTTCACACTTTGTAATTTATCGCTCCCTGGTGGTTATAGCAATAGCCTTATTAATGATGTTTGTGGACTACTCGAAGGCCACCTTGCCCATTCAGACTGGAATGATGATGCGTCTTTACTCTCCTTTCGTAACGGTGTTCTTGAACTCGATTCGGGTAACTTCCTAGAACATAACCGCAACAATTACATTACCTGGGGACTTGATTTTGATTACAACCCACAGGTTCTACCTGGCCCTATTGTCGATTGGTTATCACGCACCCAATACGGTGACGATGATCGCGTACAGGTGCTTAGAGCCTGGTTAAGAGCATGTTTAGTTGGTCGTGGAAATGAATTGCAACGTTTTCTTGAAGTTATTGGACCCGGTGGTCGTGGTAAATCCACTTATGCCAACCTATGTTGCGCCATGGTCGGTGCTGGTAACTATGCCAGTACATCATTAAATCAATTAGAGCAAAGCAGATTTGAATTATCTTCCATTAAAGATAAGAGGTTGACATTAATAAATGACTCAGAACGTTATGGCGGTTCAGCACAGATATTTAAAGCGTTAACTGGTGGAGATTCTTTGCGTTATGAAGAAAAATTAAAAGCAATCGGTGAACCATTTGTGTACACAGGAATGGTCATGGTTGCAGCTAATGAACCTATTCAAACTACGGATAATACCAGTGGGTTGGCACGTAGAAGGTTGACGATTGAGTTCAACCGTAAGCTCTATGATAAAAGTAGCGAAGCTAAAGATATGATTAAGATTGATAAGGGACGAATTAGCGGTAACTGGAAAGAGTACTTGCCAGGACTTGTTAACTGGGTGCTTGAAATGGATGAGAAGTCAATGCGTCGTTACCTTCTTGATACTACAGAAATGGTTCCTGCACTACGTCGTGTGCGAAATAATATTCTTCTTAGTAGTAACAATTTAATTGAATGGTTACAATCAGAAGTTGTACTTTGTGCTAATAGTGTTTCTGCTGTAGGTAAAAAAGTACCCGCAGCTAAAGATAGTAATACTCGTTATTACAATACACATACTCAGTTGTATCCTAGTTATTGCGAACACTGTGATTCAACAGGATCTAAACCCGTAGGTCAAAAAAGATTTGTTAATTTATTGCAGGATTGTTGTAGAAATCAGCTTGGATTAGATGGTGTGAATGTATTTAATAAGGCGGGCCGTACTTTCTTTAAAGGTATCGCAATTCGTGCTTCTGATCAAGCTTATATGGACCTTCCTACTATTCTTCCTGAAGGCAAGGATCAGTAGGAATTTTATGTTTAGCTTGACCCCAAGTTGTATCGTTTGGTATTACTTCTGTTCCGTATTCCCAATCATCGTAACTATCTAAATTCCTGAGTACTTTAGCCAAACTTTCCATAAGTTGATTCTCATCAGGTGTTAAATTCATACCCCTCCCATGAATTGTCCGGCAGTTATTGGTCTCAGGCCGCTCTTACCTCGATACTGATTTACATTTTCAATTTGCTTGTTTATGGAAGGTAAAGAGTAATCACCACTAACCGGTACATCGTCAATAGGAGTAGCTATAGTTCTCGGTCCAATTTTAAATGACCTGGCAATAGGTCCACCCTGTTCCTGAGCATATCTATTCTCAAAACTGAATGAAGGAATATCTGTACCCTCTTGACTATAATCTTGAACACCACGTGCATATTGCTGAAGAAAACCAACAGCCCCATTCCCATCAGTATTTACTTCGGCTAAAGGAACATAAGCACCTCTAGGAAGCATTGGATTTGCTCCTGGTTTTTTATCCGGGTTGTTACGATACCACTCGGCAGGTTTTATTCCGTATGTCTTATGCATCCAGTTATATAAATCCTCATTAACCGGTGACGTTACCTGAGCTACATCGCCAAAATTAGCATATGCCGTAGGGAAATCGTTATCAACCATCATTGCCCCATAGTATGTAGGAATTGGGTTACGCGCTCCCCTATTGGCATCTGAGAAGCAGCATTCTGGGGATTAATTTTTTTAGCTGCCTCGCGGTTAGCCTCTTGATATTGATTACTCACCATTTGGCCTTGATTAGACCACCCGCCAGGTAACATCCCCTGTCGTTGCACTCCGTCAACAACTCCCATCTGACTATAGTCAAATCCAGATGGGGCGCACTGCTGGTTCATCATTGGCCTTGTCCAACCTCTGTCAACATTCTAAGGAAGTTTTGAACTCTTTCATTAGTGCTTTCAGGAGCAACGCCTTCCATCTCTGGTTGAGCCATTTGTACCGGCTGCTGCCCTTCTAAAGGCATCTGGTTTAAAGGTGACGTTCCAATTGCACCTGTAGATGGCATATCTCCGTAATCACGATACCTATTGTTGAAGTAATCTGCTGACTGATCATAACCAGACTGACCGGGTTTTAACTTGGCTGCAAGACCTGGATTTGCTTGCGCCCACATCTGTAGTCCTAATTGTTCTTTGGATGGTCCAGCAACTGTATTCATATAACGTGAAAGCTCAGCCCTGTATTGATCACTTTGTGTAGGGTCTGCAGTAACGCCATCCCTTGTTCCTAGAACAATAGGCACAGTGCCTGCTCCTAATCCAGTTCCACCGCTCATATTGGGGGCTTGCATTGGCTGTTTGAAATTACCTTTAAAGGCATCAGTAACCATTCTATTAGCAGCTTCAGTAGCAGCAATCCTTTTAGCGCCTTCCATAAGGCTTAATTCTGGTTGTCCCCTTAATGCGCCAAGTTTATTGGTTACGTATCCGTAAGCCTCGGGGGACATCATATTTTTACCAGCATTAATTCCGGTAGTCATACCTGCTGCCCACGAAGGCAATCCTTGGGTTGGTTTGCTAGGGAACCGTTCTGAAAGATATTTATTTGCAGCTTGCTCTGTTGCGTATTTTTTAAACCCTTGAAGAAGCTCATTATTACCCATAATCATTACACTTAGCTTTCTTACAATAATACTATCCAAAAACTTTTGTATGTCAGAAATTCTCGTGCAAAAATACGATACCGGTGTGAAAATATTTAAAACCAAGGGGACCGAGGGGTTTGACGTGTACTTAACCTGTAAACCTAACGGTGATATTTGCCTTTGTTCCGATTCTTTATATATTGCAACGACACATGCGGAGAATCTAAACACTATTGAAAGAGGGGAACCGTGGCCAGGAGCCTAAAGTTAGTAGTACAAAAGTTCTTAAGGTGAGTTGATAGGGTTCTGACACTGGGTGACAGTCGGTTGCAGTGCAGGGGGTTTGGCTGACGAGTCAGTTAATCCGTAATAAGGTGTCGCCGCTCCTAACTCTTATAGGGAAAAAAGGAGGTCGTGCTAAGCACACAGCGATAGGGTTGTTATGGTGTCTGTTAGGCACTACCCCTTTTTTTTCTTATAGTAATTAAGAGAGGACTTAGTTTTTCAGCTTACGTGGAGGCATCCTTGACATCTACTGCAGCGCAGGCTATTGTCAGTCAGCGCGGAACCCTATCAACTTGCTTAACGCTAAAAAAACAGGAAAATTTTTTGTTGAAAGTGGTTTAGGAACCGAAGACTTGGTTTGGATCCTTAAGTGTTTAAAATTGCTGAAGGAGCGCCTACCAGATGACTGTTGTTGGCCCCTGGACAAGATTAACCACGCCTTCTTCCATGGGTTTACCCTCCAGAGGAAGAACCCCTTTGAGGACCCCTCAGCCTCGTCTAAGGCCTCTACTGGTAGACCGCGATATAGAGGTAGGGATGCACGGGCTCTAATCCTGGCTATTGCTGGTAGGTATGGTGAACCTGGGCAGGTTGTAGTAAGGACTGTTTCCTGTTCTTCTTATTACTGTGTCAACCCTAACCATTACTACTGGGGGAGTAGAAGCGATGTTCAGTTGGAGCGGTTGAGACGTAACGGAACTTCTCTGTCAAGAGAAACAATTAAAAAAATTAGGACTTTAAGAAATAATGACCCTCAGCGTTACACCTATCAAAAACTTTCTGATGAATTCCATCTTTCTTATAGTGTTATACGTGGAATCTGTAACAAGGGTATTTACTTACCGTCCAGTCCAACAGCACAGAAGCTTGTTATAGTTCCAGAGAAACTAGGCGTTAGCTCTGAATCCCTTGAAATTACAGAAGAGGATGTAATGGACTACTCAAACATTGAATGCATATGGGGGCATAAAGGTAAGTTTGGATTGATGGGTGAGTGCTTGACCTGTATGGAAGAAATAGAAAAAGGGAAATGTGAAATAAATCTTAAATCTTTTGCTTTTGATAAATATTGGACCGTCCGTAGTTTTTGGGACAAGGTTGTTATACCAAAAGATTTGGACACCAAAAAATGCTGGGTGTGGAAAGGCGGCAGAAAACCCAACAACGAAACCGTTGCGTATATGCCAAGTCCTTTCCATTCGGCTAAAGCACAGACAGCATCGCGAGTTGCATTCTGGGTTTCAAGGGGTTATACAGGAAAGTACAGAATCATGCACACACAAGATTGTGAATCTGGCTGCTGTAACCCAACCCACTTAACAATAAAAGGATTAAAGTTAGGAGACCAGCCAGAACAGCTTACTAACTACGACCTTACCTATGGAAACATCTTTGAACAAGTTAGAAAAAGTAACGCAGAAGCACAGTGAAATTATACTTACTTGCTACCACGAAATAAATCCTAAGTGGATTGGAGTAATAGCTATAGGGCCTGATAAATACTGGACAGAACCTAACGCGGATAAAGATGAGATAGAAAGCGATCTACGCATATTGGAAAAAAGATTAACTTATGAATTAATAGAAACAAAAGAAATGGAAGGGGTTTACCCTGAACGCGCTACAATAATAGAAGAAAAATATCAAGCAAGTGGTAGGGACAACGGCCTATACACTGGCTTAAATTTAATCAATGGCACTATACCTGACAGCACTTCCGACTAACTTAGGATTCACAAACCTCGGTACAGTTCAGGCCTACCCAACTGGTGGTACTGGGCCAACTGCTTACGGTCCAACAAGTTATTTTGGTAGTGACCCACTACCATCAAGACCTGGCGATAGCGTTAATAACCCAATTAACCTCGGTGATTTAAGTTCATTTAGTTCTATTTCTAAGTCGTTAACAATTTCAAATTCTCACGGCGGTTTAACAAGAATTCAAACAACATTTTATAAAATGCGTTTACTTCAAGCGCGTGCAGTACAGTTTACACAGAACTTCAGCCAAACTTCTTATGACTCCAAAACAAATAGAAATACAATACTGTCGTTTTACGTAATTGAAGACGGTACACATAGAAGAGAGCTTCCAATAAACTCCAATGGCTACGTGTACGATATGTCCGGTGTTCCATACTCTGATTCAGATACGGACATAGTTGAAAGCCAGACAAAAGATTATCCAAGCATTATGCTTGCACCTAAAGATTATTTATTTTTAATAACAAATGATATTCGTTATATTGAAACAACTTACTCAATTGGATTAATAACATCTATTAATGATTGGAGGTATTCCGATGAAACATCTGAAAAGGATATTAACTTTGATTCAATAACAGCGGCAGTAGACCTTGAGTTCGATTTTGGCGATGTGACTTAGTTTATGCTACGCTATTAGTAGCAAACTACTTGTACTATGAAAGTCGTCACTGTTGAGCAGCTTCAGTCAGATTTCGACGCTATCATGGACGATGTTGTTTTAAATCTAGAACATTATAAAATTACTACTGAAACTTATGCGGTGATGCTTCTACCAATGGAGTCTTACGGGATATTGCTTGGGGCCTATGACGAGTGGCTAGAAGCAGGAAAACTATCAGTTATTCCTTAACAAGCACTATTTAAAACCTTATAACTCTGTTTATTAAGTTGTTTTAACCGGGTTTTGTGCTGCTGCTTTAGCAAGTAAATCTGCTCTTGCTTTTTCAACAGCAGCAACATCCTCACTTGGAGTAGCAGGTGCAGTGGCAGTGGCAGGAGCAGGTGCAGATGCAGCAGCTTTTGTTGGAGTAAAGAAAGATCCCTCTTTGTTGTAACCCTTACCTGCTAAGGTTTTAATTTCCTCTAAATCAGAGGTATACATATGCCTACTTAATTCAGGATTATAGAAACGTTGTACTTCTTGTGTATCTGCCTGAGCAGTATCATAAACTTTACCTACATCACCTTCATAATTAAACCCCTGAGAAACGGCAGAATCCCGTTCTTCTTTTGATGTTGTAAATAAATGGTTAGGTCCACCCGGTTTATCACCTGGTCTATACAAACGATACAAAGTACTTGCACCTGCAGTAGTGTCACTAGGATCCAGTGTTTTGAATGCAGTATCACCTTCTTTGACATAACCACTTAAAAATTCTTTGTCTGGCGTTGAGCTATAAAAATGTTGTTGAGTGCTTGGATTATAGTAACGATTAAAGTCGCGTAACTTGGAACCTGCTTCAGTTACTGGGGTAGTAGTGTCCTTTACTGCATCAAGATAATCTTTTTGTTTCTCGTCAGCAATTGTAGATGCTGCTGTAGTTGCGGTTTTGTATAAAAGTTCTTTAGGAATGCCAGTGGTTTCAGCTAAATATTTATCTCCTTTAGGAAGCGAAGATAAATAAGTTGCAGCGGCTTGATACTTTGTTTGTTCTTGGGTTTCGCGTAAATCTTTATCTGTTCCTACAGCTGCTATACGACTTGCTTTACTAGCGGCCCCCATGTCTTGGAGGCTTTTTAAATATTTCTCACCAACAGCAAACGCTTCTGGTGTTGTAATTGAACGGTACAAGGAAGGCGCCGTAGGCGCAGGCATTATTACTGTAGGTGCGGTTGCTTTCTGACTTCCCATAAGTACCTATTTTTTTACGTGGATCTCTATACTGATATTACTACTAATAAACTGCGCCAGGTGAGTCACCCCTACTGCCCCAAGCGGCATGAAGACGAGGAACAAAATCAACTCAGCGTAAGTGATGGTCTTTTTCATGAGGAGGAAAACCCTTTACATATGGCCCAGTTTAACGAACTATTAGCCAGTATGTCTACAAAGATTATGCATTCATTAATGACTCAGCAAGAAAAACAAGTAGCAAAAGCTTTTTGGGAGGCTTGTAATTATGGAGGTAGACCGAAACCAGGGGATTTAAAAAACATGGAAGACAAGAGAATTTATTACGAATGGGTTCTACGGCTTGCTCATTTAAAACAATGTGACAAGTTCTTAAAAAATGTTAAGATACCTATAGAAACGTAATAGCACCCCATGTTGGCGGATTATCTGGTTGAAGAAGGGGAGTTACCGGCCTTACCGCCAGTAAAAAAACCTTCTATTGATCCCAATAAATACGTAAGCTATAGGTTTAACGGTTTAAATATTTCAGAAGTCACAATTGAGAACAGCAAGGAAAAATTAGTCTCCTCGTTAGCGGACCAGGTGGAGATGTTTATACCACCTTCTGGTAGCTTTGAGGACGCAGACTTAAAAAGGTATTTAGAACTTGTTTGTAGTTACGAAACATCTACAAATGATTTGGTTCTTGGGCTATCACTTGCAGATCAGATAAGAATTTGTTTTAGTGATATGGTACCAGCAAAAATATGTGCTAAATTTCCCGACATTGACCTTGCAACAAAACGGCGATATAGGTGCGTTGCAGAATACTTGATTCGGCAAGAAGAATTAATAAAAATGAGGGACGAATCTGGGAAATTAATTAAAGAAGTCGGTAATCTCGGTAAAATGGTAGTAATTTATAGGCCGCTACCTAAAATAAGAGAAACATTAAAACGCTCAGGGCTGTTTGCATTTATAAAACAGACTCCAGGGGTACCCGAAATTAAATAACTTTTCGGTTATCCGTCCTATTTTTTATTTTTTCTTTGTTATTATCTCTATTAACTTACAACTTCAAAAATGACTAACTACAGAAAACAAAAACTAGACAAACTAGCTGGAAACACACCAACCGAAACGGAACGTGTCCTGACTAAGCTTGTCATTGAAAGAGTCTGTGATGACATGTGTGATTTTTATGATCGGTTTTATTATTTTGAAGGGCCTGGAGCTATGGTTTACGTCCCAACGGCTAAAGAAGAGAAGAATTCAATGTTTTACATGCCGGTTGCAGCACTAATTGCAGCCAAAGAGGACTTCCAATCAAAAGATATGGATGGAGTTGCCGAGATAATGCGTAAAGCTATTATTAAAGCTGAGACACTTGACTTAGAGAAAGAAGCTTTATTTATTATTCAAGACCCACAGCATATGTCGTTACTGAATTATAAACGTGAAAAAGGTGTTGCTGACCTTGTTCCTACATGAGTTATTACAAAAACCTACCTCGACATTTATTTCTTACAAGAATTTTACGAATTGAAGAGGACTGGTTAACTCCTGTTGAATATTTACCTTATATATACGCTTTACTTGGTGACATTGACTTAGACCCCTGCACAACTGAACACGCCAATAAAGAATATTTACGTGCAAGAAAGATCTACACATTAAAAGAAGACGGTTTAAATACTAACGAACAGTGGTTAGGAAAAACATATTTATTCCCTCCTACATACGGACGTTGCTCTTTTAATAAACAACGCGGTACATGGAGGTGGGGATTGAAAGGAGGCCACACCGGGAAGTCCCCCTCTTCTATTTGGTTTAAAAGGTTAGAAAAAGAATGGAAACTTCGTAATGTCTCAGAAGCTTTATTTTTTTCTACTAGCCATGAAATATTAAGGAGCTGTCCAGACATATGGAACTATCCAGTGTGTATACCAAAAGATAGAGCAAGGCTGATACACGGTAAATTTATGAAAGTCTTAGGTGCCCCATTCACGTGGGGGTTTTTTGTTTACTTACCTAGTACGGATTTAGGTTTTAATCAAATTGAAAGGTTTCAACAAATTTTTTCTAATATAGGTAAAGTCATCTGTTAAACAAGCTAGCGCGAAACGCATTTCTAAATCCATAGGTAACGTCACCCGGTCCCGACATAATAAACCTTCCTTCATCTTCACCGTCTGAAGCTGCGTTTTGTTTAATTAAATCTTTTGAATTGTTTATATACCTAGTTAAGAACCTTTTACCAGAGGTATTGTCGGACACACTTGAACCATTAGGACCATCGGTTTCCTCATACCGATTATCAACGTCATAATCCTGACTTGTTTCTAATTTCATGCTAGTATTTGGGCAGATACACTTACTGCCGTGATTACTTTTCAGTCTACTCCAAGTGAGGATACCATCTCATTCGACTCTTCTAATCCAGGTTGCAATTTTTCCAGCCGTAGTTTTGACTGGTATGCAGACAACAACTGGGAGACAGAAGCTAGAGATAATTTTTTTAAGCCTGACTTAAAAGAACTTGATACAGATAACGTGCATGGGCCAGCACACTACACAAAAAACGAAGATATAGAGTGTATAGAAGCAATTAAAGCAGCATTAGGAACTGAAAAATTCCGTGGCTACTGTCAAGGTAATGTAATAAAGTATGTGTGGCGTGCTGACCACAAAAATAATACTTTAGAAGATTTAAAAAAAAGCAGGTGGTATTTAGATAGGCTTATTGCTTCTCATGAAAATAATTAAATAGTTTTACTAGAACCAAGGCAACCTTGTTCTTGGTTCCAGTAACGCCAGAAACGCCGTAAAGTTTCTTGGGATGGATCAAGTTCAAGTAATTTGCGTTCTAAATATTCAATTGCTTTTACTTGATTCGGCGTACCTAGATAACTTTCTCCTATGTTTAAAAGGCATTGATTAAGTTTGCATTTATGTTCAAACAATAATGGTACCTCTTTGTCAGGTGCCATGTACATGTTGAGCTCAACGCGGCGGCGTTCTTTTAACTTATTGTCAGCACCAAAATAAATTGAATTTATTAATGGGCTCCACTCCTTAATAATCAACTTCTTACTGGCGTAAGAGTTTATTAATTCAAGTAAATAAGATTCTTTAAAAGCAGCTAGACCTACGCTATGTGCATAACTTAATAGTGCAGATCTTTTTTTACTGTTTAAACTTACAAGTACGTATGCTTGCACTTTCTCAGCAAAAGGTTTTAGATCTTCTACTAATTGCTTGTTTATTTCTTTTGTTGTAGCTTTAGTCTGCCAATTAACTGCATGATTTCTAATTCTCCCACTGTCATACCCGATCTTATAGTGATCAGATCCTTCTTCTTTATAGCAACCAAAACGCCCGGAACCTAAGTAAATTCTGGGCGTTGTATATAATTGTATTAATTTTATACCGTCTTGATTAAAAAATAAGGGTAAGGTTTCCTTATGGTACAACAACGCTGCCGTTGTAGGTGACTTCTGAGTACCCATCTAATTCCAGTAGGACGATGTAGTTTTTGGTTGCATCTGTTACGGTAACAGCAACTACGCCTTTACTGCGGCCATCCTTTGCTATGTTAGCAAAAGTTTTGTACCCTGCCGGTGCAGTAGAGCCGTTGTAGACATCCTCTTGAAAAATCTCCATGGTATTGACACCATTACTTCTGTCTAACGTAACTATTAGACTACCTGTATTAGCTGGATCAACACGGAAACCCCTAATGTTCAAGCCAGTGGTTGTGGATGCAGACGTTGTTCCTTGGTAGGTAACTTCACTTCCAGCATTAACAAAAAAGTTGTCAATGGTCCCTTTGATTGTTCTGGTAGGCATGGTAATTACGAGAGTTGGCTTTTTGTCAGGTAGTTAAACTTAATTTCAGCGTCTATGCCGTGTTCTTTCATAATACCAAAGAACAACTGTTTGTCCATCATTTTTTGATGAAGCATGTCAATAAACGCTTCTTCTAGTTCATCTCTGTCAAGTTGTTTTAAGCTTAGCGCAGCAGCATGTAGAGCAAACTGTGCATCCACTGGTAGCTCTAAGGCGTTAGTGTCCATCGGCTCTCCAACTTATACTGTTATTTTAGCAGTTCTAAGTTGCTTTGTCGCCCACTCTTTAGGATAAACCAGAGTTGACCCTTGTTAACGTCTTACATTTACCAAGGCGTTCCATACTTGTTTGGTAAGAACGTAATCCATTTTTGCTCCATTGCTTGTTTAGACATATTGTGCCTAAAGCATAGGTGCTTCCAAAGATTAATCCTGATAAAAGAATAATAGCAAACACTTGCAAACCCGCTTTTAAACTACTATATTTTAAGCAACCCTACACTCAGGACACAGTGATTGAAAGTACCGTAACAACTGAGTTTATAAAGGCGGCTGTTGCTGGCGTAAGTAAAACTCAAGTAATTCGTTACTTTAAAGAAAAATATAAATTTACCAATAAAGACATTGAAGAGCTTGTAGAATCCTGTTCTTTTAACAAGAAACCAAAAAGAATTAATTATAATTTATTTTCTAATCGACCAATAACAAAAACAAAACAAGATATAAGATTTCCTTTTACTCAGATTTTTATACATAAGAATTTTTTATCATCAGAAACATGCAAGCAACTGATAGAGCTAATTAACGATAGGTCAAGGCCATCTACAGTTGCCAATCCAAATGATCAAGTTGTTGTGTCTGACTATAGGACAAGCAAGACAACTGATTTGCATTATTTTTATTCAGTATTTTTAAATCAGTTAGACTGGAAAATTTGTCACTTTATGGACTTAGAACCATTTACTGGTGAAACATTACAAGGGCAAAGTTATTTACCTGGTGAATATTATAAGGAGCACCATGATTTTTTTCATCCAAAAACAAAAGAGTTTTCTATATATACAGAATGGATGGGGCAACGCACATGGACTGTTATGTGTTATCTAAATGATGTAGAGGAAGGGGGAGAAACTTATTTTAAACATTTAAAACTAAAGGTTAAACCTACAGAAGGAACTGCTGTTATTTGGAATAATCTATATAGAAACGGTATGCCTAATTATAAAACACTTCACGAAGCATTACCACCGATAAGCAACAATAAATATGTGATTACTAAGTGGTTCAGGTCTTGGCCATTAATTTAATTAGCGGAAATATTAAATTTAACTGTTGCGTTAGGACCGCCGCTTTCACTAATAAAATTAGCACGTATTTTTTTTACTGGAAACCCACTGACATTATATGCATAAGTACCATTTGCAGTAATTTTCTCAGTACGCATTACACCAAAATTTATACCGTCAAGACTACCCTCTAAATTAACATCAACGTGGGTATGTAGACTATCAACTATAACAACAAATGTATAATTACGTGTGGACAAATAGTTTGCAATATAAACGTCAACAGAATCAGTAACCCCAGGAGCGGTAAGTGTCGGGAAATCAAAAAATACCGTTTCTTGATAACCTCCAAAATAACTCATAGTTTATTTAGCGCCAATAACAAAAGAAACAGTTGGTGAGCCTGACGCAAACGAAACTAAATTACAACGAATGTACTTTAATGGCATATCAATGTAAGTTAAAAAAGTTGTACCATTACTGGTAACAGTAGTATTACCGGACGTATTTAAATTAAAATAATTTGTCCCATCTAAACTGCCTTCTATTTTAAAAACAACATTACCGCCAACAGGTATTGATGCAGTAGTAATTTGAATTAAAAAAGCAGTTAAAGATGATATATTCTGTTCTGCAACTTGAAAAGTTGCTACTGTACCTGCTCCTGAAAGAGCGCCTGAGCTAAAAAATACGCTATCAATAAAACTGGGATCAAAGCTCATGATTTATTTTTTGTAATCTAAATTGGATTTTAACAGCCATTGATTTTTTTTATGTACCCTAGCTCGTTCAACTCCAAGATCTAAGGTTAACTGATCTCCAATGATGTCTGACTCAGTAATCAAATCATTGAAATTACAAGCAAGTGTATCGTGGTTTGCAGCTATCTGAAGAATAATTTTGTCTTGGTTAAAACAATCTTCAAACGGTAACTCAGGCATGTTTGAATATGTTAAATCCATTACTGTCTTAGGTGTAGCAATACCTAAAGAACGAATATGCTCAGCAACTGTATCTATGCCTTCTTCCATTTCACGGTATATTTTTTCTGTCAACAGATGGATTTCATAAAATTTACCTCCCATTAGTCCCCAATGGACAAGTTGGGTTTGGTGGTAAACATTAACGGAGTCCCTTAAGCACTGCACTAGAAGGCAGTAGCAGGAAGTTTTTTTATCGGTTAGATCTTTTACCATTTAAATTACCAAAGGTGTGAGCACGCCCAGTATTTAGGCGTATTTTTATCCATGGGTTTATCACATCCCATTCTAGCCCTGAAATTTTTCCTCCGATCTTTATCTCCATGTTGGGTGTAGTCCTCATAACCTCTTCGCCCGTAACGAACTATAGCCTCTTCCCCATCATGACAAGACTTAACCACCCATTTATGGGTATCGCCAGCTGGGGCACGTTGAGGTTTATTACACTTCATGTGCTCTTTTGATAGACGCTTAGCCTTAGCGTGGTCTGCCATATCTACATTCGACCAGCCAGATTTGTTGCTACATCTTGAGATACAGCGCCTTTATCCGCAATTTCAAATGGGTCTGGCCTTCTGTAGGAATTTAATTTTTGAACATAGCCAGCAAGGAACTCAGACGGCACCATTGCTGGTTGTTGTCTATCAGGTTGCAATCCATCCAACATATGCATCCTCACAAATATACGGAATAGCCTGATAAGCAGCGGCTAGGTTTAAGGACTTTGGTTTCTGCTCTGTCCATTCTTTAATCTTATCAGCCCTTTCTTTAGTGTATTTAGGATTGCCGTCTGTATACCATGAACCAAGTTTTTGAGATCCTTTAGCGGAGTTACAAGAACAGCAACAACAGGCAAGATTATTCCTTGAGTTATGTCCACCCTTATGCTTTGGAACAATGTGATCAATCGTAGCGGTATTATGACAAAGTTGTTTCTCACAATAAGCGCAGTTCCACTTCCACGCCTCAAAAATACTTTGACGGAATTTTTTTCGAGCGAGTTTTGGAGTAAGGACAATTAGTTCAGCTAAGAGTTCGTTCTCAGTGTGAAACACGTTGCGCTCATGCTTCTAAATAAAAGATATGGCGCATACATCTGTATACATACTAACAATAAAATACAGGGTTTAGTGTAAGCCGAACCGGCACAGTTAATCTGGGCTCATAATTTGACACGCTTCTAGGATTTGTTTGTTGGCCTTGTCTTCTAGCTGTTCTTTTAGAATATTAAGAACTTCTAAAGCCCCTTGAACTTTTAGATAGCCTTCTTTACTAGAAATTAAATTGGCCTCTGCTGTTCTAATTTCTGACGTTAAGGACTTTAGTTGCTCCTGCAATCCTTTCTCCAGTTCTAACACGTTTTCAATCATCAGACTAAGATAACTACTTGAATGTTAACAGGTTTTTATTTAAACGCAAGGTTAACCCTTACTTCCCTTAATGATCCAACCCCAGCCATTAGCACAGCCACCGTAAAACAAACGTGGGTTTAAGTTTTTAAAACTATAGTGACGGTTTTTACCTGCACCAGGGGACTGGTTCTCCCATACTCCGTTAACTAAGTCTAGGTCTCCATAAGGGTCCTGAACTAGCCAATAAGTACTGCTGTAGCCTGAGATGGTTATGAAGTGCCCACCGCCACGTGGGGAGTCTACAGTGCCGTGGTGGAGGATACCAACAGCCACAGGTTTACCTTTATCGATCTGATCTTTAATATCCTGTTCTTCTAGGTTTGTATAAAATTTTGCAGATACATTAAGCGCTTCTAACGCTTTGTAATGAGCGTCCCTAGTAGTTGTATCACCAAAACGGTCAACAACTTTAAAATAATCTGTATCGTCTTTTATTTCTTTTACGTTAAGGTATTTTAAACACATCGCAATTGAGCTTGTCTGACATTGGCGCCAACCCTCGGGGCCGTTATCTTTTTGATCAAAGAAAGGAAAGTTACGTAAATAACGTAAATCTCCATCCTGTGCATAAGGGTTTATCTTCGGTGTTAGTCCACTCCAATGAGCGTCGTAAATCCACCATCTACCCATTTTATTTCCCATTTCAAGCAGAGTATGTTGATCTTTCTTTTCTAAAACTTGATTACCTGGGTATGTTCTTCCCTGATAGACCTTTGCTTTACTCTCATTAGCAAGTTTGTCTGCGGGCTTAGGCTCTTTCTTAAACCAAGTTTGCTGAAGAGAGGTAACACTAATGGTAGGTATTTCCTCTTTTTGGTTATTAACAGTACAGAATAACTTAATTTCTGTTGTTCTGCGCCTTATTAAACCAGCTATACTCTGACCATCACCACCTTTTGTCCACTTCACTAATTCCTGTGTTGCTGCAATATTGGGATTCTCTCCGCTATTTAAACGCTTGCGTAAAGTAGATTCACCTAACGCACCGGCCCCGACATTATAAGTAAAACTTACAAGTGCATCAAATTGATTCTGATTTAAATTTATTGAAATTAATTTACTTACTGATTGTTCAAAAAAGTCTAAATCTTTTTGAAGTAGTTGTTCAGCTTGTTGTTCAGTAATTGTCTGACCAACATATACATCATCTCCTGTATGCCCATACCCTATGGTTAAAACGCCAACTACATCGTAATAAGCGGTAAGCCTAAGGCCTTCAAATTCTTTTATTAATTTTAAGCCTTGTGCAGATGTTTTCACAGTGGCGTCAAGTGTTAATACTAAACTATACCAGAAGTCGTAGTGCCTGAATTAAATGAAAGATAATCTATGCCACTAGAACCAGTAACGTAATCCGTTGTGCCAGAGCCAATCACTGAATCTGAGGTAACTAGGTTGTTACTGGCACCCTGTATGGGCCAAGTGGAATACTCAGCTGAAGTAACAAAATTAGCTAAGTCATCTGTAGTTTTCGTGTTCTTAATTTTTAAAACTTTACTCCCCGATGTAGTACGTATGTTTTCCCTCCAGGTTTTAACAGTTGGATCTGTTTCTTTTCCGTTATCAACAGAACGCACAATCATCCAATCTGTAGGACTAATTAAGGTATTAGCAGTCTGTCTGGTTTGATCCACCCATTGAACTACCAACTGGTCGTGGTCTTTAGGTATCCCTGGAGCCCAATAAAACCGTTGATCGTAATAAGGGGGATCAGGGACCTCAGTAATTCCAATTGCTTTGCGATCTTCGGGGGAAGATAATCGAATCCAATTTGAAGGGTACTGGGTTCCATCCGGTGTTACAAATGGAGAATCTGGAGATATTGGCTTACCGTTTAAAAGAAACATTATGCTTCAGGTTTTTAATTATTGTAAGCCTTCTCAGCTCTTGCAGCACATTAACCGATTTTATGCTAGTCTGGGCCGACAGAGTTCCCGCTAATGACAACACTGCTTGAAGCCTGGGAGCAATTCAAAGCCGAAAGAGCTATTGCCCTGTGTCCAACTAGTCTGCTTGCGGACTACAGGCAAGTAGGTAATTGGTTAAACAAATGCCCAATTACAGATTTAAATGAGGGAAGAAAAATATTAACATGGACATTAAGTCAAAAACCTATTAAATCTAGTCGGCGCGTAACAATGTACATAAAATCGTTATATCGTTGGGCATCCAGTGAAGATATAAAATTAATCGATAAGAACCCAATTATTAGTTTTAAAATGCCAAAACCACCACAAGAAGATGTTGATATTATTGTAATTCCACGGCAAGAAACAGAACTGGTTTTGAAAGCACTTGGATCAAAACAACCACGTAACGGCGCTAACTGGGCATTTTATTCTGAGTTTATGTTGCAAACTGCAATGCGCACTGGAGAAGTACGCGCACTTAAATGGGAAGATATAAAAGAAAATAAGATCCTTGTGCATAGTAACTATACTCTTACTCATGGGTATAAGAATTCAACAAAAACAAATAGAAAACGGTGGGTTCCTTTAAATACTAGGTGCCAAGAAATTATGTCTGCTGTATCAAAAGCCAATGAATATATTTTTCCCTGGAATAGGTATGCGTTTCAAAGTTATTTTTATGATCGAATGAAAGAGTTGCACGCAGATAAACTTATCCAAAATAGGTATAGGCCATATGACTTACGGCATACCGCAATTAGCCGGTGGATTGAGGCCCAGATTCCAGTAGCACAAGTTGCAAACTGGGCAGGTAATAGTTCGGAAGTTATTTGGAAGCATTATGTAAACGTTACTCAAGAGTATGAGATGCCTGTTCTATAAGCTTACTAAATAAGGTTAATCAGCCTTACGACTAAGGCTTATTAATGTTGTTAACACTGCCATCATAGATGTTATGGCTCTGCTATCACTGTCTGCACAAGTTGGCTGAGCTTCAATAGCTTTACCTTCAGGAGTACCTACATACTTAGCGTACCAAGGCCATGCTGTTGGGAAAACATAAAATCTACAGGCGCCCCACTGAGCAACAGTAAGCAACATGATTGAAGCTGCTGTAGCAAGTATTGAACGCCAGAGCCAGTTAGGCATGACCACGCAAGCAACTGTTAAATTAATTGTAACAAACGTTTTGTTTTTACCTTAAATAACAGTTTTGCGCTGCCATCACAACTTTTGTTTAAACAGGCTATACTAAGTAAGTCAGGAAACGAAGATAAAACTTTACAATTCCTTACACTTCTGAAACCGAGATCACCAGAAGTAAATCATCTCTAATACCCGCATCCGAGGGTG